CTTGAGGATGTAGGCTACGTGGTCTTTGTAGCCTAATTCAGTATTCAATTCTTCCGAAGTCACATATCCGGAATCATTTTCCAGTTCGGACAGTTTCGTGGGAAGCTCCGTGCGGTCGGCCTTGCCCTGGATCATCTCCTGCAATGCAAGTGTCAATTTGTCCCAGGATACGGTGTTGTTGAGCAGGGAGGCGCGGATTTCGGAGCCTTCGACCGTAACCTGTATCTCGGAACCGATAGAGCCGACATACACTTTCACGAAGTCAGAAACCGGGATGGAGGATATGGAGCCGTCGGCATTTACGAACTCGATAGATTGGGTATCCTCGTTGTAATGCAGCCCCATCATCTCGATAGGCAGGTCGATGATGAACTTCGCACCGCCCTTTGTCGTGAAGGTCAGCTCGTAGGTTTTGTCGTTGAACTCCGGCAGTCCTACGCAGGTGTTGAGCAGTTCCCGAATGTCGGGATGCGCCGTGGGGGAGGTGTTGTGCCGCTCGATCTGCCCGCTGACGTCCGGGGTGGGAATTTCAGAGATCGCCTTGTCCGTATAGTTTTTGGCCTCGGTCAGTGTCTGCGCATCCCCGCCGGATATGTTGCTGTTGAGCTCCTCGGACGTGGCGTCAAACACATCGCTGACATTATTCCATAGTTCTGTTGTCTTGGTGTCCGTGTACGACTTTGCTTCAGCCAGTGCGCCCGCCGCAGCCTCCGTCAGTTCCTGCTTGGATGCCTTGTCGGACAACTCCTTCCTTATCTCCGTGTCGTCGTAGTTGGAGAGCCCGGCCAGCTTCTCCTTCTCCTGGTCGGTGTAGTCGTTCGTAGAAAGCCCTTTCCCTTCTTCCTTGTCGACCTTTTCGGCAAGGGCTTTTGTTGTAGCATCTTGTGACATGGCGATATACTGGCTGTCTCCAGTACTTTGTGCCAAATTCAGCGAAGCGCGGAGGTTCGGGGTGAGGTATGACCCAGTTTCGTTTGTTATCCGCAGGATATAATTGTCGTCACTGTTCTCCTCGACTTCGATAGAGGGGGAAAACCCTTTGAGCATCTGCAACAGCGCCACAATAATTTCTGCGGGGAGTTCCGTTTCATCGCTTTTCCCCGGCCATAATTCTATAGTCTCGACACCCGGGATTTCAATATCCATTTTCCCGTCAGGAAATTCGTCATCGGGAATATCCATGTCGAGAATGTAGCCCAATGTTCCGCACCCGAGCCTGTGATGATCGAAAAACACTATTGCCGCACCCGGGAGCGTGTCGACGGGCTTGCAATTGATGTAATTTTCTCCATCGAATGACGCTACGTATTTGTCGACTGTATGTGTCGACGGGGTGCTGAATGTAATACGCCACGGATAATCAGGCAGTTTATCCGAGTTGAAGCGGATAATAAGCCTGAAATCACTATGGTAATTTATGTGTGTAACATTCTCCACGTTACAGGTGTTTGGCGTCATTATTCTTTGGCGGGAATCATTACCGACGTGGTGGCATAGCTGTCGTAATCCTTGCCCAAACTCGCAAATTGGTCTCTGTTGTCCAGGTTCTGATGTATCCACCATTCTGCCGCTTCTGCGGTCATGTTCGCATTGGTTATGACCTTACCTTTGTAGCGAAATGCTCCTTGTTTGAGGACATATCCGCCATTATCCGTGTTGTCCTGTTTCATCTTGATTAAAATGTGCGTTATCGCGTCTTTGTACTTGTTCGGGCAGTTTTGGGAAAAACTGCCAGCGAACGATTTCCCGGTTACCATCTCGTAATGGGATTCTATCGTCCGCTTATCCGAAGCGGTGAGAGAGGCGTTTAACCTCTCCCTGTACCATACTTCGGGATTCATCACGAGGCGGGCGACAAAAGCGAATCAAGTGCCGCCTTCGTAGTCTCGTAGTCCGTCGAGAAGAAGAATATTTGCGGGGTTTTGGCGCCTTCTTCGATCATGTCGACAGTCCAGCCTCCCTGCGTGTCGTCACTGTACTTGTCAAGGGTTGCGTTCTGCCCGACGGCGCCCTGCTCCCAGCCTATGACGGCGAATGCCTGCTCGCCATTCGCTCCCTTGTTGTTGTTCTCGTAGATGATGACGTACTTGTTCTGCTTGAGTGCGGATACATTGAGGGCGTTCGTCGGAGAATCCGCCAGCATGACGATAGGGATGGTCTTGTTAAAGGACATTCCGATTGTGGCGTTCTGATCCTCGTATGTGAGGCCGCTGAAAGGTGTGTTTGAGGGAGCCGAAGCAGTGTATGCCTTCTTTCCGGTTCTGAGGACGAGGGTGCTGATTACGTTTCCCGCAATCCTCGATGCCTTACGGTCGATGTCCTCTTTTTTGATGATGTAAACGATCTTCTCGACACCCTTGCCGTAATCGTCGTTACAGTCATTCAGGATGTTCGCGCCAAGGTTCTCGGCGCATGCGTTTTGTTCTGCCATTTTTCAGCCTATTTAGTTTTACAAAAAGTCACTAATAGAGCTTTATGGCCGCCGACAGATATGTTGGATGTACGCGTCATTTCGTTTTGTCGTCTGTTGCTTATCTCACCATAAGCTCTGATGCAAATATGCCTGTGTGCATTTAAATAACAATGGGGCACACTATTTTTTTCTACCCAATTTTGCAAGGTTGGCTGCTACCTTCACCCGTCTCTGTCCGTTGTCAATGTCTTTTACGAGGACGATAGGAGACGGGAGGTTGAGCAACACCCGTTCCATCATTTGTTCCATGCCCCTCATTCCGTCTCCGCGTTGGGGTAAATTGGATACCTGGATGGCATTGCCACCACTGGAAACATTCATAGCCGACAATACGGCACCCCAATCATTCACGGCCTGGGCGGTCATAATGGCCTCGCCATTCGATACCCGGGCAACAATGCTATCGGAGGTGCCAGTACCGGGGCCTGTAATAAGACCGCCGGATGCGTATTTAGGAACTTCCGTAGATTTAGTAGAGGATAATGCACTGGCCAGCGCTGCGACAATTGCAGCAACGCTTGCTGCGGTCGCTATTATATTTGCCGGGAATGGAAGAGCTGCATTCCCTTCCCATGCTTTTGCAATAGCTACAGATTCAGATAACACTACTTGCATGACAGCCATAGCCTTGGCAAATGCAGCATATTTTTCACTTTCCCCACCAAGTTGTTCGAATACATTGGCAAGATTTCCTGCTGTTTGTGCGGCGAGGCTTAAACTTTTGTGTGTCGTTTCTATCTGAATGTTTGCTACATTTTCCTCCGCTTTTTGAAGATCCATACGTGCTTTAATTCGTATTGCCTGTATTTCTGCGTCGGTCTTGCCTGCAGCCCGATAAACACTTTCCAATTTCTCTATTTGTGCAATTTGCTCTTTGTAGATGTTTACCATCTCCATCGCTGCACCTAAATCATTGTCGATCAGACGGGCTTCGTTGATTCTATTTCTATACTCCAGCTCTTGCTCTTCAAGTTGTTTCCTCAAGTTGTCGGATATTTCACTATCCGTTTTTTGTAATTCTTTATTTAATTCGGCCTCCATCTTAGATACCTCCCTGCTCAAGGCAACTCGCCAGTCAGCCAGTAATTTCGTACGCTTTTTTGCCATTTTACTGTAAAATTCATCAATCCATCTTGCAGATTGTTCGATTGATGTTTCTGACGATTCATCCACCCCTTTCTGAGTATTCTGGAAGGTCAGAAGGTTGTCAGTAGCGACTTTAACAAGCTTGCTGTTTGCTGCATCGAGGTTGTCTATGTATTCTTGGTAACTATTGCTATTGTCACGAACTTCGTTATATAAATCTTCGTTCATTTTCTTTAACTCGGAATCGACCTCCTTACGCAGCGTGTATGCCGCTTTGGCATAACTTTCGAGCATTTTATCGTCGGCGCCCTCTGCTTTAAGTCTGTTATAATCTGCCATTACGCGGGTCAGATTTTGATACGCCTGGATCTGCTCTATGGTATTCTTCTTCTCCAGGTTAGTCACGATTTGGTTTTGCGCGGCTTCTGCTTGCGCTTTTGCCATGATATTTCGGACGAGCATTTCGTAGGTTTCGCTCAGTTCTCCGGCCAATATCTTCTCCTGTGACATGTTCCCGAAGTAGGCAGGATATTGTTTCTGCAACTCTTTTACGGCATTTAGCCTGTCTTTGTAGGCTAATGCCGTATTCTGGGTCGCATTGTAGAGTATTTGTAAGTTCACCACCTCTGCCTGAGCAGCATTTCTACCTTCCAATTGGGCTGCATTTAGTTGCCTTTGCGCATATTCGGTTGCTGTGATAGCTTCTTTGGCCGAGAATAGACTTTTAACCCACGACCCTATCTCCTTGCCATATGCTGTAAGCAATGTGATGATTAAAACGAGAGCTGTTTGCCACGAGACGGTAGACGAAATTACTTGTCTAAATACAGGTATTGTCGCCTTTCCTTCGGAGCGTAATGCTTTGTTTGCTGCAGTAGCGCGTTTCAGTTCATCAACGAACATCGGCACGTTGTTGGATACGGCCAAGAAAAACTGCTGCAAAGACACGGTAAGCGACGGCATTTCTCTTGCAAGTTGTTGCACTTGAAAGGTAAGAGGAGAGAATCCTTTAGCAGCACTTGCATAGTTACCGACGTTGTCCCGGAAGTTAAGCAATGCCGTATTTGCCTCGTTAAGCTCCGTTTGTAGTCCAGCTATCTTTTTGGCGAGATCGGTGCCCTTGGCGGCATTGCGCTCCTCGCGGCTCATTTTGTTATATGCTGCCGTTAGCTTGGCGATGCTGCCTCTGAGTTGTTCGATGCTTCCTTCTTGCTTAACTTCCTCTTTGATATTGGCCTGCATTTCTCGGGTATATGCGGCCATTTCTGTGCGCAAGGCTTTGATAATCTGCGTCTGTTTGGCAATGCCTGTGGCATTCCCCTCTTTTTTGAATTCTTGCAGTTTGGTTTTTGCATCATCAATAGCATCGGATGCTGCCACCCACCCCTGCACCAGCTCCGAATACTTGAACTGGATGTTAATAATTTTGTCTATCGTATCTTGCTGTGCCATATGCCTCTATATGGTTAAGTGGTTAATGAAATCTTATGGTTCCTGCGAGACCTCGACATCGTAGGCCGTGATCTCGCTCGCTTCTATGTTGACCCACTGCATCGAGATCGTCCCCGTGCGCCGGCCGCCCGTATCGTTCTTCGAGACGGCCAGGGCGCGCCCTCGTCGTCCGTCACCGTGAGGCGGAGTTTCAACGGGCGGCGCGCAGCAGGCTAGGGCTCTGCGGCAGCTTGCTGGACTGTAATCGTTCTTGTGATACCCAGCGCCTCTTTTACAGACACGACTAATTCCCCCGTGCGCAATTCCGTCGCGGTGTTCTTTTTTACACCAATGGAAAGGATGCCGGATGCAAAAGCGATGTTTTCAAACATGCCAGACTGGGATGCAACCTGAATCGTACCGTTCGTCTGGTAGGTGAATACTACAACGGTCTTACTGCTGCCCACAGCTCGACTGATGTCCGAAGCCGAACCGTTGATGGTCAGATAATAGTCCGGAATAACAACTTCTTTTATAGCCTGCAACTGGATCAGTTGGCACTCGCATATGCCGTTTTCACCTGTTTCTACCGAATACAGGCCATATGTCTGCCCGAATTGACCTATGTATATGGGCTTTGTATAATCAAGGTTATGCAGATCTATGGCTGTTAACTTGGCCTTTACTGTTATCAGACGCAGTTTGTCCACGGCTTTTTGGTATCCGTTGTATTTCTTTGCGACGATCCCGTTCTCACCACCAAAGCGCATATTTTCTCCGAAATATCCGAACCAGTATAACCCCGTGCTCGTATCGTCGATGATGGCTTGCAGGATTCGCGCCGAGGGTTCGTTGTAGTCTACTGTTTTCCCGTCGTCGGATGTCGTATACATAGGAATGCGGGCACACAGCGCATTGGCATCCGATGCAAGTGGGGCATTTTCGGACGCTGAGAATGGAAGCTCCACGAGTTCGTTCTCCTTGTCGATGTTGACATTCTCGATCCGTATTTCCCCGGCGGTGTCCGTGATCACATCGTCGTCGTTGTCATAATCGAGCGTGTTTTTCTGTGCCAGGTCATCGAGCGAAAATATGGAAGATTCCGGACGGCTGACATCATGCCGATCATTAAGGATGACTTTGCGACTCCAGTCTATTGTGTCTCTGTTTGTGATGGCGTATATGTCGTCTACGCTTATGAGTTTGATTGTATCCGGGGCGTCCTTATCCGGATACGCGAATAGTCCGGCCATAGACATCAAGGCCGAGAGGAAATCTCCCTGCGAAATGTCCGGAAGATTTACCCCGATAGGATATTCGGATGGGAATATCATTTCAATATCGCCCCATAACTTTACAGACCAACTCAAAATAATATCATGCGCTCCATCCGATTGCACATTGTAAAAGTCCTTGAGTTGAATAGATATGTTGCTTATGCTATCGGTGTTTATTTCGTATTCTTTCGGAAAATCTTTTGTGTAAAATGTATATACCGCAGAGGTCATTCCCGAAGTTATTGTTATTGGAGCACTTGATATTTTTAAAATATCCTTACCGCCCCCCTTAACTATAACATGTATTTGTTCTTTTAAACGCCAAGAAGCCCCACTCACCCTGCACGTCACGTTGAAAGTATCTCCTGTCGTATTCGGATTTATACTTAAAAACATATGATTAGCTCCAAGCGTCTGAAATTCTGCCGTCCCATTCATACTGGGATTCGATGGGTCGTATGGCATATATATATTTTTCGGATCGTGGACTATATAATTATTTAAGTTTGATTCAAATGATGTCCGATTCCCTCTTCCATCAGATACGATCCTTGATGCTTCAAAATAATCTACTGCGCCTGAAATGTCGTCGCCGTTTTTTGACACCAAAGGAAGCAATAAAGGATACGTAAGGCCTCCATACAGTCTTTCTTTGCCGTCGATGGTGATGCCATTGTACCGCTCAATAGCCGTAAGTACATCTTGTACTTCGATAGACGGATGCATGTATTCGGGGTTGGCGATACCTTGCCCGAAATCAATGCCGAAGAATCCCATCTGCGGCCTCTCATATCCATACTCCAAGAGTGCCGATGCGCTGTTCCATGGTATCGACCCTATGTTCATGGAATAGAGCGTTTGTGCCAGGTCGCGCAAATTTGCATCGAACAGGGATTGGAAGTTGTCGACATTTCCCCACGTAAGCACTACGCTTATTACGTCCGAAATCTCCGTAATAACGGCGTATCCGGATGTGAACAGCGGGACACCCTCCTGGTACAATCTTGCCGGAAGCTTCACATAGGGTGCATCCGTATAGATGTCGGTGCGTTCCGCATAGCCTATGGCCTTGCGGTTCTTCGGCGTCAGGGGCAAATCTATATTGTACGACCTATTGGACTGTATGATGTCCAGTCCTGAAAATATCGGGCTTTGATATACCAAGGATATATAGTTGTCGCTGGACAGATCGCACAGGATGTCGTTTATGTATAGTTCGTAGTAGGTCATACGTTATAGGTCTTATCGGTAATTTCTACGACTAAATCTTTAAAATAAGCGCCGTTATCTTCGGCTTCTCCCTCCTCTATACTACACCGGCGCCATTGCTCCGTTGCGCTGTCGTAGTAGCTTATGTCGCGCCCGGCGAGGATGGATTTACACAGGTCGTATATATCCTGATCTACAAGGCGACTATGCAGCGTGTATGTCTTTGTGAGTATCTTACTTTGGGCCTCACACGGTTGCAGGTTATCATCGAGTAGTGAATAGGCGTCCTGGATAGATATTTCGTCCCTCGCCGTCTCTATACTCCACCGATATATGTAAGGGATGCCGCCTTTATCCGTCCATTTGACAAGCATCCCATCGGTACACCTATCTATCTCGATGGGAAATTGAAAGGTGTTGGCAAGGTTGGGGTTATAGACGCTTATCTCAACATACGTATCCCCATCCCATCTTACCGTCGATGGATTGAACTCCGCAAACGGTTTCGAGGACATGCCACTGGTGACGATGACCCCATTCTCTGTTTCCACCTCTATTTGCTCTGTCGTGAGCTTGGGGATAAAGATGGATTGGGTTATGTTGAACCCGGGGTATACCACGATTTTCCTGGCGGAAGGGTAGTTGGTTACATCTCCCGCGGCGGCATTCTGTGCCGAGATAGGGATTATTTCTTTTTCACAGGTACCGATAAGAATAGTATTGAGCGTGTGAGTGGCTGATCCATCGCCAAACTCAACTATGAGCACCACATTGTTTATGAATGTTGCCGAATAGTCAGCGGCCAGCGATTCCAATATTGCCGTCAAGGGGAAAACAACGGATTTTCCTGCTCCCGAGACATTTCTGGATAGGACTATTGATGTTGCTTCATATGATATTCGCAGCTTCACTTCTGTGCCGTAGTCCGGATCTATGGCTGTGGCTGTAAATCGCACGAAGGTGGATTTCTCCCGTGTGAAGCATATGTCATTGGGAAAATCTGCGGTGCCTCCTGTACCGGACAATGTATATCGGATCATAGTTCTATTGTTGTTTCGAGCATTTCGTATATGGATGTGTCGATCACTTCCGTAATTCTTTTGTCGATGTTATCCACGGTTTGCGGCAACAGGTCTTTAATAATCTCGGTGCCCCCTCCCGAACGGTACAAGATGCTGCCTTCCTCCCACAGCTTCTTGGCCGCCCAATATGCGTCGATGCTTTTGAATTCCAATCCATAGCGTGCCTCTTTGTCGCGTGCCCATTGCTTTATGTTCTGATAGAAACTTTCGAAGCTCCCGAATTCTTCTTGCGCATCCTGCGGGGAGTTACCCTCGTCTATATTCTTGATGTTATGCCGCCCCACAAACGAGACCGTGAACCCTCCGGCATTGCTTTCCACTTGCGACGCCATACTATCTGCCGTAGCGCCGGTAGTCTCTTCCGGGACATTCATGGAGTTCACATTTTTACCGCTGTTTGTGCGTTTTGTTTGCAGATTTATTGTCACCTGCTCTTTAAGGGTGCTTAATTCCTCGTTACAGATGGCAACCAGCTTTTCAGGGTTGAAAAAGTTCTCTATCTTCGATATGTCCATCAGCAAACATTGTATGTAAGGACGAGTTTTGCCTCTACACCCGCGGCCAGGGCATCCAGTTTTTCAACCACTCCTTGCAGGCTTTCAACCTGCACCTCTATCCCATTGCGACGTAGTTTGTCGATGAATGAAAACGCCATTTGCTCCATGCGATCCGCAATGGGGGCTGCTTCGGTCTGTGTATCCGGCTCTGGCTTCCCGAGTGCATCGAGAAAGTAAAGCGTTGTCCTACGACGACGCCTGTTTGTCAGGTTGGTTTCGTATATCGGTTCCTGGAACAGCCGCAGCATTACAGGGTACTCTTTGACGTAATCCAGCAGATAATTCGCCTCTTTGATCCTGGCATATAGGCATGTGTTGACGCCGCACTCTTTGGCAGCATCTTCGAATATTTTACTGAGGCTCTTTCTCATCGTCTGCGACTTTTGGATGGTTTGGGCTTGTTCATCTGAGCGAGTTTGCGTTGTGCCATGTTTTTGTCTCTCTCGGCTTCATATGCAAGGTATACGGTCGACCACCTCAGGTGCCATACATCGCTTGGCTGAATAGCACCCCCTACAAGCTGGCAGTATCCTAAGCATATTGTACTCATGCCCCGGTTCTTGCGTTGTACTTGTGCGTTTGCTTCTTGTGGCGTCAGGGGCATTTCGAGCTTTTTCCACGCCTTTGCTACGCCTTTGAGTTCGTTTTGTATTTCAATGAAATAGCGATAAGCGCGAATGAATTGTAGTTCAAGCACCCTTTCTCGGGCAATGCCGTATCCTGCTCCCTCCCAGTCAATGCGTTTTGATCCTTTTCCCTTTGGGCTTATTAAACCCAGCATGACGGCCAGAACCTTTACGAAATAATCGTCAGTGGCCTCGATCCTTTCTATGGCGTTCAATTCACCCATCGTTATACCTGCGACGCTTCGGGCCTCGTGCTTCTTCCACCCGAATATGCGACGTTTTTCCTTAACATACTCAGGCTTGGGTAATGCCGCAATAGATTCGTATATTCGTTTATTGCCGATACCGAATAAGGTGCCGTTCTTTATAATTACTTTCCTGATGGTATCGTTGGGTGATATTTTCATAATCCGAACCTGTTTATCTTTTCAAAAATATCCGACGAATAATCCGGCTTTACGTCTGTTTCGCCGCATAGCGAGCCTGCCAGTTGATGACACTCGTCGACCATCTCGTTCCATAGGGGCACAAGTCTGTACCACGGGGAGGCGGCACGACTGTTGTCGGTCATTTTGATTTTCTCGCCAGCCATCGTATTGAAGGCAACATGTTCTCGCAGGTAATAGAAATAGACATACTTAGCGATGGGAGACTGTTTTGTGTCTGTATTTGCTATTTTTGCGGCTATTTCAGGATATTTGTCGATATTCTCTGCCACATATATCCCAAGGAGCATCCGAAGGAATTTAGGCTCATACCTGCGTATGCAACTCTCGACATTCCGTACAATCTCCTGTGCGGCGCCAGTCGGGGTGCATCCGCTTTTGACGTCTATTCCCGCAATATATGTGGGATCCTGTTCGAAGTATGTATAGTCTATAAGCATAAGAAAAAAGGGGAGACGCTTTCCGGCGCCTCCCCGCCTTGTTAGTTGGCAACTTTGGTCTTGTACGTGGCTTTGCCCGATTTCACAAGCGTTTCGGCATGCAAGGGCGACACGTTGTACTCTTTGCCTTTCTCGGGCATATAGATAGACTTGCCTGTGCTTACGATAGTTACCCTCTTGGTGAGGTCGATCTTCTTCATATCTTCCATGTTGTTGTTCGTTTAAGTTAATGACTATGCTGCTGCCTCGGCGGTTTTCTCCAGGGCGGCCTGTACGGTTGCGAAGTCGTCGTAGATGACAGACCCGGCGTCGATGGAGTTCTGGTATGAGTGAAGGCGCATTTCGGCGATCACCGTCACCATGTTGTGGCTGAAATCGTCGCCGTCACGGCCCCATTCCAGTCGCAGCGCGCGGTAGGGACGAACTTTCCAGCGCGAGGAATCCATCAGCAGGAACTTACCTGCGGGAATGTTGGTGGTTTCTACAACGGAGATGTTGCCGATGATCTTGCGCATCTCGTCAGTCAGGTAATGCCCGGCGGTATCTTTCGTTACGTCGAAGATCGCCTTGTCGGTCGGATGAAGGAAGAGAACGTCGGGAGAGAAATGCAGCAGGCGAAGTTGCAGAACGCCAGCGCGCACAACGTCGGCAATGTTGGGCATGGAGATTTTCCCGTTGAGCTCCGTAATGGTATAGCCAGGGGCTTTTGTTGTTACGCCGAGAATCTCGTTCCCGGTGCCGGTTCCTGCGATAACCTTCTCTTCCACGGTCTGCATCAAGTCTTGACGCAGCAGGGTGTTCACCTCCCCGCGGATGAAATCCGCATCTTCGAGGATTTCCGTCGAGAGCTTTGCGCGAACGGCAACCTTCTTTGCCGTAGACGTCTCCTCCTCGTATCCCCAGCTCATAAGGGGCTTGAGAGTTCCTTCGGCAATGAATGCCGAGCCGCCGTCGGGGTCTTTACGGTTGATCCACTTGATTGTCGGGGAACTTGTCGTGCCTTTCTGCAAGCGGGGCAGGATCGCATTCGGCTCGGTAGCCGCTGCTGCAATGCCCGGCACGACTTCGGTGTTGAATGCCGCAATGGGGACAGCGGCCGTCGTGGTCGTCATGGCTGCTGCCTCGGCCTTCATCTCGATCTCGATACTTACCGTGCGGCCGCCCTTTACGGCGTCGATGTTCTCTTTCCCTGAGAAGAATGCCTTGATCTTCTCCTGCGCTTCATTCTCGGATGAAACGGTGGATTTCTGCATGAGGCTGATGGTGCGCCCTTGCTCTTTGATTATCTCCCGGATCTCGTCGATGGATTTTGTTTGATCGAGAGCGTCTACTTTGTCTTCGATAGCCTTCATTTTGGCCTCGAAGTCTGCTTTGCCGATAAGCCCCGACTTGTATTCATCGAGTATTCCTTTCAGCTCTTTCTTGATGTCGTCGTTCATGTGTGAATTGGTTTAGTTAAACAATGTTTTTCTGACTATTTCGATGATTTCAGTGTCATCCGAAGATTTGTTGCCCAGGATGTTTAGGGCGCTTTTGAGGCTGTTGCAAAGTGCTTCAATCCTGTTTCCTCCTGCGTCCGAAAGGTCGCATTTGCGCAGGATGTTGTTGAGCTCTTCTTGATAGGCAATGATGTCCTCTACGCTTTGCAAGCCCTTGACGTCAAGAGCTGGGGTGAAGGGATTACATCCGGCGAACACGGTGCTGTACTCATACTTGAGCTGCAGCTCTGCGATGTCATCTCCCGCAATAGCATCGTTATGGTTCCTGTTGAGAACCCGGTAGCAGTAGGAGTGTTCGACATCTCGTTTCTCGTCTGCGCAATGCTTATAGTACTCGAATATATCATGCCCAGCGGCCTTACCGAGTATGAGTTTGCTCTCGACGAGGGCATATTCATCTGTTTCCCATGCTTTTCGAGGCGTCCCAACAACATGATCCAAGTCTTGTTTGTGGTCGATGCAGTGTTTGATCCGGGACATGTCGGCAAAGGATTTGGTGAACGCCCCTTTGCGCACAATGTCTTCTGCGTGATCCTCTTGGTCGAACTTTGATATGGCGATGACAACAACGCCCTGATCGCGTTTGATGTCGTCTATGCTTCCCTTGAATGATTTTATCTTGTCTTCCATATTAGATTTGATATTTTAATAGTTCGCTTCTACCTTCCTCTGGTGTCATTATTCCTAATTGTATGGCAGCTCCGATGTAATTTACTGCGCTGTTCATGCATTCCGCCTGGTCTTTCTTCGAAGGCTGGAACATTTCCAAATGGTCGAAGAACGGCATGAATCCGAATCCCGTAAAGCCATATATCTTATTAAGCACGCGCATGATGTTTTGTGCCGAAGGAATAATGTCATTCACATAAAACTCAATCTTGGCCTCTCCGAAATTGCTGTAGGTGCTACCTTCTACGTCGAGCAGAATGCTGGGCACCTGATATGTATAAGCGATGTCTTTCTTGCAGTTGCGCTGAATGTCTGTAAGTCCGAGGTCGGAAATAGTGGACGACACAGGGACAAAGGATGCCTTGTATGACGTAATGGCGATCTTGCATTTGTTGCGCATGATCCCGTATTTGTCCAATTGCTCACGGAGCGCTTCCTTGTCCTCTTTGGTGGCTGGCACGATATTATCGACCATCGGATCATCTGACATGAGGGAGAGAATGCCGAGCATACCTCGGTTGACAAGCAATTCGTTTACGGCTTGGTAGGAGGCCAGGAAAGTGTTGACAGGGTACTTGAGGGCGACAAGCCGTGAAGTAGCGCCCCCAATCTTGTTAAGCGCGTAAGTTACGTCGTTTACAACGAACATCTCCTCTTTGGGGATCGTCAGGTTTATCCCACCCCCAAGGTTTATGGTGTAATCACGGATGTCGGAGTTGGGTGCAAACGAAGATATGGAGGATGGCGCCTCGTTTTCCGTAACCATGAGGTTAGGTATTACATACAATTCGAAATCACCCTTAATACCTACCAAAGGCACCTTCACTATGTAAGCCTTGCCGAATATCTGAGAAAAGAACTCGATCATGCAAACGAATTCCGAAAGGGTTTGGTAGGGATTGGGGTGGTTAATCCGCTCGAACTCACGCGGCTTTTCAATATCTTCCCCTTTGTCGTCTTTCGCCCAATACCGGGCGTCCGATATGGCAGATACTTTCTTCGTGATGATAGAAGCTAAAATAGAGCATGACGCGAATGCGCGCGCCTGCCCGTCCGGTGTGGAGGTGTCGATAAACTCATCCTTCGTCCCGAGCAGATTTTGCCAGTCCCGCAGGTCTATGTATAGGCTTTGCTGTGGGTCTCCGGTCTTTTCGGAACATTTAGACATCTTTATTTCGTATCCAAGGAGTTTCATGCGGCAATATGATTGCGGAATGCAGTCATCACGACGTATCGGGCTGCATCCCAAAGGTGATTATTCTTGTCTACGGGTTTATTTATCGCCAGCCCGTTTATAGAATCCCACACATAGGTATTGGCTTCGTTTTTCATGTTCTTGGTCTTGACGCAGTGGATGCGGAAGTTTTTCATGTAGGATATACCGATGGTTATACTATCCTGGAATTTCTTGGCCTTGATTACATTCAACCCCCGAAGTTGAAGGGAACGCACCATGCCTTCCGGATTCTTGGCGTATTTATCCGCGCTATCTGCTATGGCATATCCGTGTTTACCGAGAATTGGGGCCACGATGTTATACAATACCTCGGGATCGTCTACGGGCGAATAAAAGCGTTCATGCAGATATAAGTCACGCCCTCGCACTCCGACATGAATAATAGCCGTCGGATCATTTGTGAAGCCGAAGTCGATGCCATAGGCTGTATATTCCAAATCGTCCGGGAAACTGTCGATCCAGTCTATATTGGGGAATATTAATCCTTCCTGCGCCGCGCGCTCCCCGAGACCGTATACCTTCCATCTGAATTCGTCGGCGGTTCCTGCTGCGATATTTTCCGGCGTGGGCTCGTAACTTTCGATAGTCCTGCGTACGCTGTCAGGGCAGAAAGGATTGTCCTTGTAGGTTGTTTTGGTGAATATGGTATCCGGCTGCCCTTCAAGCTCAAAAACCCAGTGTTCCGTATATTTGGGGTTCCAGTCGCCAATAATCATGGTTGTACAACGCATCGTGATATTATTGAACTGCGCCGGCGATATGTCGTCCAACATTTCGTTGAAGTATATGATGTCGCAGTCGTGCCCCTCCTTCACATCCATCTTATCAAGCCCACGGAACCGGATGATGCTGTCGCCTATGTGGTATTCGGGGAGTATCTTCTCGCTATACATGCTGTCGGGATCATATATCCCGCGGCATTGTAGTTTCTTCTTGAAGTCTCCCAATGCCTTTTCCTTGCAGTCTTGCAATGTGGAGCGGTAGACATAGATTTTATATGCACCATCACCCGCAGCACAGATGTCATACAGGAAGTCGAAGGTGTCGAAAGTCTTCCCCGAACGGGAACTCCCCTCGTTGAATATGCGTAGTACGACGCCTTTATTGCGGTACTTGCGGAAGAAGTACAGCATGATCTTGTAGACCTTGCCCCGATATGTGCGTGCATCAAGCTCCATTTTCATTCGTGCTTTGTTTGCCGATGGACTGGATGATAGATGCAGCTTCCGGATCAAGTATGACTTGTACCGTCTCCCGAGGCTTGTTGATGCTCTCGCCGTTGGTGGTTATATCCTGTTTGTCGGCGAGTTTGAGAACACGTGTAATGACGCCGGAATCGTATATGCCAGCTATTGCGCCCGACAATTGATCGGCTTCAATTTCTTCGCGCACGCGCGCAATGATGTGGAAAAACTCCTCCCTTTTGCCGTAATCAAAAAATGTGTCACGGAGTATTCCCGCATATACACAGAACCCAACAATAGTTTTAGGACGTTGGAGTTCGAGGTCTACAAGGCCATGTTTTGTGGGCACTTGTTTTATGATTGGATTGTTCTTTGTCCAATTGGCATATTCCTCAAACTTGACTTCGAGAGCTTCAGGTGTATATACGCAAGGACGGCCCACTTTGCGGGTGGGCTTGATGGTGTCGTTCGCCTTTGTGTCTTTTACACTCTTTGCCATAAATGAAGGTCTGCCGACGGATGCGCCAACAGACCTTCTGCTACGATAGCAATGTACTTTCGATGTTCGGCCGTTGCCTGCATCCTCACAGGCTTACAATGCAAAGATTTCGACGGATATTTAAATAACAATGGGAAATGATGAAATTTTTGAAAAAAATATTATTGGGCGGATTGTTCTAAAGGTTTGTCTTTCCCCTATGATGAAACCTTATTTTGGCGGCCTTCATTGTCCTAAAGGTACAAAAAAGCCCCGACTGTGTGGCCGGGGCTGAAAGGTAGGGGAGGGATTACCAGTCTTCTACATCTCCGCCTGTTATCCCATCTTTAATGGCTTTCTCTAATTGATTCTTCATTGCAATCATATACATACAACAAGCACAATACGCTTTTGCTCCAGCTTTCCGGGATAATCCAGCAGCGGCATCAACAAAGGGAAAAACCGCTTCCGGTTTGTAAATGCCCATTGTTGTCGAAACATTCCCTGACATTGCCCCCGCAACACCTCCTCTATTTACTGATTCATATTCTTGGATGGTTGTAATAAGTCGGGCTCGACCGTCTTTAATATCTATCCGAAAAAGAACATAGGCGCTGATTTCATAACTAATTGCAAATCCGACCTGTTCTGCAATGTTTTTCAAATAACCTTTCGCGAGTATAGTCCCCGCATCTTTTTCATTTAATTGAATTACTGATTTTCCTGAATTAAATGTGTGAACGAACCATGAGTTAGTTTGAATATATATCTGATCTTTAGATAACGATGGTGCTTGGATAATGTTAATCATTGATATGTTGCCGTTGTTGTCTATACCGGCAACTTGATCCCTAAAAAATAGTGCCGCGCTTAAATAATCAATATTCCCATCATGGTTACCATCTAAAATATCTAAAATGTCAGCATATTCGTTTTTACTATACGAAACGCTTTCATACGAATTAAGGTTCATCAGCTTATCAAAAGCATGTGATTGTATTTTCTCTCTTTCCGCTATAGACGCTGCTTTTGCCTCTTCATTTAACCTATTTGATTCCAAGTCGTTAATTTGCTGTACGGCCTGACGCCCATATTTTTCTATAAAATCCTTTTTCGGCACGTATGATTTCGTTTCTGGGTCAAAATAAAGTTGTTTCCCTTCATGGATAATAGCCAAACTTGCAACATTATGCGCGGCAATTATTTCTTGCGCCTTTTTAAGGTTATAAGGCTGCTTCGCATTGACATTATAGGTAATACCTAAAGTAATAATTATTAGTAAAAGTTTTTTCATGAGTTTATGAATTTACCCCTATCGAAATGAGTTGGTAAGAAAAGAGTAAAAAATATTTGTGCTATTGAAATAATCCGAAGTTTTTATGTTTTGGTCTGCGGGCGCCCCGGTCATTTTTAAAGGAGACCGTAATCTCCTTTAAATGTGTAGCTCGATTATATGGAGCTTATTTTGGGTGGTTCTATTTTATCATATTGCTTCCGCTCTAATGAAGATGGCATTAGTCTAATTAGAATACCGCTATGCCTCTTTTTTTTGGGCAGTAGTTCCTGCCCCAGCAATGCCTTGCATTTTTTCGATGAGTGATAAGAAACGCGAAACCTCTTCTTTCCGGTTTAATCGTTCTTCTCTTAGATCGGCAACCAGCTCGCTGGTCTGTCTCTGCTGATCTTTGATGAGTTCGAATAATCTCTCCATAGTTTTTGGGTTATTTAGTTCAGCTTTCGTTGGCGTGACGTCTTCGCCTCCTTGGCTGACAGGTTGGTCGGTAGTTTTGAGCATGGGCTCTTCTTCGTATAGGAGCCAGTTTCTATTGATATCAGGAAATTTGTTTAGAATTTTAGAGATTCTGTCAGGGCGAGGCATTTTGCTCCCCTCTTTAAAATATCCATTTGAAAGCCCCGCCTGTCTCTCAAATTGCGAAACAGAAATCCCTTTATACTGACAATACGCTTGGATTCTCTCTTTAAGGGTCATGATATCAGAGGCTTAATATTATTTTAAAATCGTATAAATATTATTTATGCAAATATTCTAAGAAAATCATCGAATTCTTAGAATTATATTCTATATTTGCAATGTGAAACCCACAAAACTGATACAAATATACGATTTAAGATGAAAAACGCAAGCGTGGGGACTGAATATTTGACGATTGTACCTTTTTGAAGGTATTGGTTCTTTGAAATAAGGTAGGGAGTAAAATTTAGAGAGGGCGGGCGTATCCCGCCCTCTCAGAGTTATTTGCTGATGGGCTTAACCGTCGTTCGGACGGTCGTGCGCACCTGCGTCCTAACCCGGATGCGGATTTTTGGCATGATGCAAAATGTTTAAGGGTTAAACATCAGAGCTTGCGCCCTTGCTCGCTTTGAGCCCCCTTTATTCCCATTGCGAGCGCATATACCCTCCGCTTATAGCTCGGTTTTACTCCTACCTTATTTATTGGTTCTTTGATGTCAGGTTTTTTATGGTTTCGGCTTGAAGGCGGATAGTCTCCTGCTGACTGGAAATTAGCTCTAAAAGGTTGGATAGTGACGCATCGGATTTCGATTTAGCGCGCATATCACCATTGCCCGTAAGCAGCCAGTCACGCGATATTTGCAAGTAATCTGCAATCACTTCCACAGTCTTAATACTAGGCTTTGTTGTTGAATTTGCGAAAATACGGCTTAATGTCGCCTGAGATACATTGGTCTTAGCGGAAAGTTCATAAGGTGTAATGCCTTTTTCTTCAATTACTTGCCGCAATCTTTCTCCGAAACTCATAAATTAATCATCAAATTACTTGCAAATTAATTTCAATATGCTTACATTTGCATTGTGAAAACGAACAGTTAAGGCAAATATACAGTTTATAAGGGACAACGCCAAGGTAAAAGTCGGATAATTTGAAGACTTACCTTGAATAAGGTAATAAAAACGGACAACGCGATGAAAGCAACTTACGACAAATCGAAGATCATGAAGAACGCCTGGTATCTTAAAAAGGTACAGCCGGGCAAGAGTTTCGGGGAGTGCCTGCGCAAGGCTTGGCGCAACGAGAAGTTGGCGATGCTGACCGCGAAGATCGAGAACCGCCCGACGGAGCAGCCGAAGGCCACGGAGTACCGCCCCGAGCTGCTGAAAGTGCCGACAGGTTTCTATGGTGTCCGAGGAATGTACTATGGTGACTAAAGCACGATGCAATATGAACGAAGTAATTCAATCGACTGACCGCTTGACGGCACTACTCGAGGAGCAGGCCGCCTGCATTGAGCGGATCATGGCAATACTGGACAAATAATATGAATATGAATACTGCAAATCAGCGCGCTATAAAGTTGCCGTTCCAAGAATATGTTTCTACACTTGGGAAGACTCGCAAAAGTAAGTTGTGGGCAGAAATTCGGCTTGTGACAGGAAAGGACAAGACAACAATATGGCGCTGGGCGCACGGACGCACCCGTCCTGACAAGTCAGACAGGGATAACATAGCATTCTGTGTATATAAATTCTCTGAAAATAGGTTACCCGGCGACGCATTATTCCCAGAAGATTATCCATACAAAGGTACCCATGCAAAGGTTAAATAACGTAGAGTTTTTTAACTCACCCGAAGGAGAGGTGCAGATCCGCGATGAAAAGGGAGTGCGCACCTACATGGAAGAAGATAAAGAGCTTACGGATGCTTTGTTCTCGGTTATTGAACTGGATTACCCCAAGGCATTCAAGGCGTTGTCGGAGATTTACAACAAGAGCAAAGCGAACGCCCCTTACTTCAAATACAGGTGTGCCCACCGATTCATCCGCTGCAACTTCGGGATGTATGATAAAATACCCGATATGGACGAGTTCGGCCGGTTCAACTTCGAGAATGTTGCTTGTCCGCTGGTGGGGGAGTGCAAATACTATAAAGTAATCTGTAACCCAGAGTTTAATACTAACCTGACAATGCGGGAGAAAGAGATTGTCCGCCTCTATAAAGAGGGATATAAGACTGAACGGATTGCCGAAATACTGTCACTCTCCCAGTTGACGGTCGAAACACACAAACGAAACGCTATGCGTCGCACAGGGTCGACAACGCTTGCCGAACTCGTGATATGGGCTAACAACCACGGACTTTAAACACAAAAAAAACTCATAAACCAAAAATAAAATAGTATGGAAAATTTACTGCAATGCAAGGGCAAGAAATTCAAGGCCAACATCTACAACATCCCAGTTGAAGGGCGTATTCAGGTAGAGGAAGGGAGTATTTATCTATGCCAAAATGTGAAGGATGGAGCCGATTGCGAAGACAAATTAGGCTTCAAATGCAGTTGGCACATCGAGGATGGTAGCGAGATGGCACTCATCAAAAACAACGTTTCAAATCTTTGTATCCACCCTTCGACGAAAGAAGAGGCCGAATCTTTCAAGGATTGGCAGGTAGGGGATAAGCTTGTATACGAATCAAACACTTGGGAGGTGATTTTCCGTAGTGGAGAATTGGTCGTGTGCAAGAGAGAGAACGGCAATGTGCCTTACAATTTCACTTGCGACGAGCTTTACACATTAGGGTTTCGCCTTGTTTATGAACCTGATCCTGAAACTGAGATTGTCGAAGTAACGATGGATGAAATCGCCAAGATGAAAGGCATTCCGGTAGAGCGGCTTCACATCAAAAAGGAATAGCATCACAGGGTGCGTAGTTCAACGAGAGAACGATTAAGGAGAGACGAGAGAACGGCAACCTCTTATGGTTTGTATCGGCTTGTGAAACGCGAAACAATAAATGCAGGTTCGAATCCTGCCGCACCTCCAAGATAGCCACCGCATAGGTGAGGGGTTTGATTGCTGGCACTAACCCCGCCGCAAGGCAAAAGCAATTTCTGTGTTCTTTGACACATTGATACACGAGAACCATCCGAGCGGATGGAAAACCCGGCGAGCGACTTGGCGCAGAAGGGCTGGCAACAGATAAATACCAATGAACGAGCGATGACCCGGAGTAATCCGGAGAGCCGTATTGATTATTACGCCTGGTGTGGCTTGACCGCCTATCCAGGCTCTATGGCAGGCCTTGCGCACCGTTCTTTCAGCAGTGGGTTATTTCATTTTAGGCGTGAGGTCTGCATCTTGCCCGCGTGCGCTTTTCGGTGGCGCAGTTTTGAAATGGAGTTTAAAGTTACAGTGCGCGCGGGCTTATTTGCAACACCTTAAAACAATTATACTATGGAGAAGAACACTTTGAGGAAGAGGAGATTTCTATGCTTCGACCTGACGCCCAGGTGGAAAATGTGGAAACGGATCGAAGACCTGGAGGTGCGGCTTGCTACATGCCTTTGCGAGCGCAATGAAGCGGATGGACGCCTTATCGAGCGGGAACACGAGGTATTGGCGCTCACTCAAGCAAAAGCCATGAATGAGTTTACGGAAATCACGGTTAAATGCGTGTGGACGACGATAAAGGGGCGCATTTGGCGAGCCCAATACCGCCTGCGGTCAAAGGCTGTCCGGATACAATCCAAGGCCATCTACCGGGCATTGAAGAACGAGAACAAGCCCCGTATTTACCGGGTTGAAATACGATAGCCCATGAACACGCAATATTACACGACAACCACGTCCCCGGTGCTGACGTTCGAAGAGTATCATGATATTCCGAGCGAACATATAACTGGCCAGCGGTCGACATTCTCCCAGAGGGCCAGAACGCTGATGGAGGTAGACCTAAAGTTGATTTATCGGGCTATCCGCGAAGCCATTCAGAAGGATATGCGCGGTGATGAAGACGGCCGGGTCTATTCGGTTGCATACAAAATCTATGACATTCAGGCGAGGCATCACTATATGCCTGTTTATGAACGCCGATACGATGTCTTCGCCGGATGTTTCGAGGAGGTGCAAACCGGGTGTGAAGACAGCATCGAGGTTATTAATGTCACCGATATTGACGGCCGGATATGGCCCGGGCATATGGCCCGGTTGAAAAATTACGCAAAACGAAACAATTTATAACAATGAGGACAATCATTGAAGTTGCCATTGGCAACATTACCATCTTTAGCGCGAAGTACTCACGACGTCTTGCGGATAAAGAAATCCATAAGGTTGTGCGTGAAGGGTGCATAGGCATCGACCGGAGCAAAGCCGTGATAACCATTAAATACGAGTAGGCTTATGAAAGAGTTAATCGCTATCCAGTCGGAATTGAAAGCTCCCAAGGGGCAGTATAACAGTTTCGGGAAATACAAGTATCGGAGCTGCGAGGATATTCTCGAAGCAGTCAAACCGCTGCTCAAAGCGCATGAATGCGCGTTGAACCTTTGCGATGACATTGTCAATGTCGGCGATCGCTACTACGTGAAAGCCACGGCGCGCATCACCAACGCCTCCGGAGAATCGGCGACGGCCACTGCTTTTGCCCGTGAAGATTTCGACAAGAAAGGGATGGATGGGGCACAAATCACCGGTACAGCGTCGAGCTACGCTCGCAAATATGCCCTTAACGGGTTGTTTTGCATCGACGATACAAAAGATGCAGACACGGACGAGCGGCGAACCGAGAATACCAACCGGGTAGCTGCGCAAAGTGCAAAAACTGTACAATCCACTGAGACCCCGGCCAACGCTCCGGCACCTGCCCGCAAACGAATTACTATGGAACACCTGGATGACCCTATCACCTGCGATCAGCTGCTGAAATGGATGTACGGGGTTCTCACGACTGACAACTATGCCGCAGATTTTGACGCAGGGGCACGCCTGCTGAAATACCGCGACGCCGATGCCGAAGTCGTGGATCGCTTCTCGGCGCTCTTCGAATCATATCGTCAGGCACGCAAAAATGCAAAGTGATATGGAAGCACAGGTAATGTTGCTGCGGGAATCGACGCCCGCCGCCGAGCTGGCCGCCCGGGCTATCTCCTCGGTTGTAAACGGGGAGGTAGACCCGATCACGGCTCACATCAATATCAGCCGTATGGAGGCCGCCATCAAGCTCTTCAAGGAGAACACCTACGTGCGCGACATCACGCTGCGGGAGCTTGCCAAATACGGCAAATCGCACCAGTTCGGGGACTGCCGGCTGGAGGAGGCCGAATCGGGCGTAAAATACGACTATTCTATGTGCGGCGACAGCAAACTGCGAGATATGTATGAAACGCTTGAAGCTTTAAAAGTGGACATCAAAGAGCGGGAGATGATGCTGCGCAGTATGCCTGCATCGGGCTTGGCGGATCCGGAGACGGGGGAAGTGTTGTTCCCGCCCGCCAGGTCGAGCAAGACTATTATCAAGACTACTTTTAAAAAACCACTGCAATGAATGTATCCAATTCCGATATGCGCAGGGTGATTCGGGCGATTGATATGCTTCGTCCGCTCCCTGAACAATCCACGCGCGAGTGGGATGCCATCCGCAGGTTAAAAATATTCGCCAAAAAACAACAACGAAAATATGGTAAACAAGGTCATCATCATCGGGAATGTAGGTTCTGATCCCGAAGTTCGTGTATTGGACGGGGGCGCCAAGGTTGCCAGCCTGAGTGTGGCGACGACCGACCGTTACACCGACAGGCAAACAAAAACCGTAAAGGAGATAACGGAGTGGCATCATGTGGTGGCGTGGCGCAATACCGCGGATATCGTGGATAAATACGTGAAGAAGGGGGCGCAGATTTACGTCGAAGGTCGGTTGCGAACCCGCGACTATACCGACCGAGATAGCATCAAACGATACATCACGGAGATCATGGCCGATACGGTCAGGATTTTGGGGCGCAGGGAATCCCAGGCTTCATGCACCTCTACTACCTCCCAAATGCAATCTGACCCCGACGATCTTCCCTTCTAAGCCATGGATACATCTGAACTTAAAGAGATCGAGGAAATGCAGCTCTTCATTGAAGCAGAACCGCCTACTGAGCCGCAGGCAATTTCACAGCGCATGTCAGAACTGAGTGTGCGTATGGCGCGTAGCGGCTATCTCCTGTCGAAGGCGAAATACGAACAGGAGTTGGCGATGCTGAAAGCCTCCCGGCTGAAAGACCTGATACCTCTGGCGCCGAGTATCCAAAAAGAAATACTTCGGGCGTCCTGTGCCGAGGAGAACAAGGTCGTTAACATGCTCGACAGGATCAACCGCACGTGTGCCCATCAAGTAGACATACTACGTACGCAACTGAGTTTCGAGAAGGAGCAGATGCGCCAAATAGGCTATAACGCATGACAGATTTAGAACGGGAATACGACCGTGTTTTCAGCCTTTTTATACGTCATCGAGACTGTCCGGGTGGGCGAGGTTTCTGCATCACCTGCGGGGCGCCCATAGCGCCTGAAACATGCGATTGCGGGCACTATATAGACCGAGCTCACAGGTCTACGAGATGGGACGAAAGGAATTGTCACGCCCAATGCAGGGTTTGCAACAGGCATTCTGCTGGTCGCATTGGAGTTTACCGCCAAGTACTGATCCGAAAATACGGACTTGCAGTCGTTGAAGAACTTGAACGCAGTAAGCACAGCGTATTCAAAATGTCGAGGTCGGAGATGTCCGATAAGATCAATTATTACAAACGATTAATTCGCAATGTGTAACACTTCAAATAACAGTTGGATTAAGATGTACCGCAGCTTCCTCGATTGGGAGTGGTATCCGGATACGAACTGCGTACGGCTGGCATTGCATTTCATTTTGAAGGCAAATTACCGGGCCAAGAAGTGGAAGGGTTTAATCATTGACCGCGGACAATTGGTAACCAGCAGAGGACAGCTGTCCGAAGAGACAGGACTTTCGGAGATGCAAATACGCACCGCAATAGACAAGCTGGATAATTGCGGGTTTATAACCAAGTCGGGAACACGCAAATATACTATCATAACTGTCTGTAATTATGACTTATACCAACAAGCACAGGATGGTTTTGATAATGGTTGTCAACCAACAGATAACCAACAAACAACCAGCAAACAACCAACAGATAACCAACAAATAACCACAACTAAAGAATATAAGAAAGAAAGAATAGAAGAATATACACACACACTGGTAGATACTAAAAAGGGGGTTGTAGGGGGAAAAGAGACGGAGGCCGTGGAACTCATAGAATGGATCGCCACGAACGCGCCATGTATTGCTTCGATGCCCGAGCCCATAACTGCAGCACAGGCCGTGTGGCTGTTGCAGGACTACAACGTGAAAGATATTCGCCGATTGATAGCTACCATGCAAAGCAAGCAGGCATACCTCAAACACACGAATGCCTATACGGCTTTTGTCAGTTACGCAAAACTCGACAAGGCGCTTAAGGATGGCGGGCCGCCAAGTGTGCAATCCGGGGAAAAGTATTACACACGGGATGAAGCAATGGCCTACATTCGATTCCGTCGTTTGGGCGGCTCTCTTAAAGATAATTTCACTCTTGAGCGTGTGAATGGGGTGTATTTGTGGCGCTTGAAAGCCTCAGTCCCCTCAGTTAACCTTTAACGAATAAAAGATGGATAACAATCAAATAATGAGTTGTCAAGAAGAGTATATTTCTCGGATAAAACATGAGCTTTTGGGATTTTTTACCACGGATCAAGTATGCCGTATTGTTGAATCCCTCTTACTTGTTTGCTCAGATTATCGTATTGAAAAACATTCAACCTCTATAGTTTCGTATCAACCGGAATGTATTTCCGAAGCACAATTTGTCGTTCAGAATTTTTTAGTTGCCAAGTCGGTCGAAGGATTCAGTCCTCGTTCAATAGCGTATTACCATCAAATTTTAAAGCAGTTTTTCGCCTCGACGACCACCCAGTTTCCGAATCAATCACTTAAATGCATCAGTTCGGATGTTGTGCGGTGGTATTTGGCCATGCGTAGTGTTTTGGGCAAAGTCAGTAAAGTGACACTGAATAATGAACGACGTGTATTATCGTCTTTTTTTTCATGGGCATCATCAGAGGGATATGTTCAGGTCAATCCGATGCTTAAAATAAAATCTATTCGAGTTGATAAACGAGTAAAGGAACCCTTTACGGATGACGATATGGAAGCTATCCGGGGCTCTGTCAGAAATAATTTTGAACATGCTCTGGTAGAACTTCTTTATTCAACAGGGATTCGCTGTTCGGAGTTGGTTCAAATACGCATTAGGGATATAGATTTTCAGAATATGCAAATGAAGGTTTTGGGGAAGGGCGGTAAAGAACGCTATGTGTATTTAAATGCCAAAGCGAAACGGGCCGTTCTGGCACATATGTCACATGGTCACGTAGATTGTTACCTTTTTCCTGCATCTCGGTCATCGAATCATATATCCACATCTTATGTTCGGCAGGTTCTGCATGATATAGGGAAGCGGGCCGGTGTCTCAGACGTACATCCGCATCGTTTCAGGCGGACTACCGCATCCATGGCTTTGAGTCGCGGAATGCCGATAGATCAAGTACAAAAATTATTAGGTCATTCGAACATTGAAACAACGACGTTGTATGCTATTACGGATGTTGAAAATGTGAAATCAAGCCATAAAAAGTATTTGAATTGATGAAACAGCTATGTGACATATTGGGAGCCGAAACCGTAGATTCTATTCCATATCGCCTAAATGAAGTTCTTTTTTACGGCGATTCCGACCGGGATCCTATTTACCGGGCTATATGTGATATGTATGCGAATGATTTAAGCTATGATTGGTTTTATGATTTTTATCAGAGCTTGTACGCACAACGCAAGGATTTGAAACAGGACTTTACGCCAAAATCTATTTCGGATGTCCTGTTGCGTATATCTTCGTCAGATTCAGCCAAAATCACCTATGAGCCCTCTGCCGGCACCGGGTCTCTGTTGATACGTCATTGGTGGAGATCGCGTAACAATTATTCGCTATTTAATTACAGTCCTATTGATCACATTTACATTTGTTCTGAAAAATCAAGTCGCAGCATTCCTTTTTTATTATTCAATCTCAGCGTTCGTGGTATTCAAGGTGTTGTATTTCATGAAGATACTTTAACAGAAGAGTGCTCGTCCATATACTTAGTAGCAAACATATTAAATAATCCCCTTTGTTTTTCACAAATAATTCGATTGAAAGATGAAAAAAACGAATATAAAATACTCTCCACAAGAGGAGGCGATGCTCAAGGAACTTTATTCTGACATGCAGAATTCCAATATATCTATTCTGCTCGGTCGTTCTGTGAATTCCATTGCTAACAAAGCATCTCGTTTGGGATTGAACAAGTCTAAATTGCATCTTCATAAAATAGCTGCTATGCCCAATAAAGGTAAATATAAATCAGGTCATGTGCCTCATAATAAAGGACGTCGCCAGCGGGACTGGATGAGCATGGCGGCTTTGTCTAAATGCACAGCAGCGCGTGTGCATCGACGTAAAAATACCCAAGGATATTTGGCTAAAGGTGTTCTGATTAAAAGAATAGACGGAAAGCTACGTAATGTGGCTCGCCATATCTGGGAGATTACTTTCGGGGCAATACCCGATGGTTATGTTGTGCATCATCTCGACGGCAATCTGCGAAATGTGAGCATAGAAAATTTAGAGTTACGTCGTAGGGGATGGAACTTAGGATACGACAGCGTAGCCGTAAAACAAAGTATTGCTTCTCGTCGTGCAAAGGCTCAACGCTGTAACTACCAAGGTAAATCAATAACAGAATGCCGATCTTATGATACAGATTGCATGCCTAATCCCATGGAGTTTATTATAAAACAGCAAAAATTATGACAGACCAAGTAACGAGCATCGAGCAGTCGAAGCGGCTGATCGAGTTGGGAGTGCCCGCAGATAAGGCGAGCATGGTATGGGAATGGGGATGGGTTTGTGGTACAGTGGACGAAGAAAACTATGAGCTCAAAATTTGGCAGGAGTGTAAGCTGGATAAGATTCTGGCCTATCAAGAATTTCCCGAATCTTTTATCCCCGCCTTTACTGTCGCCGACCTGCTGGCGGTGTTGCCGAAAGTCATGGAGGATGATGAGGGTGTTCCGTTCTACCTTAACATCCAATACAACCGCAAAGAATATTCAGAGATCAAATATAAGGGCGTATATGGCATCCTATGGAGTTGCTTCGGGGCGTCGCTCTTGAATAATCTTGTCGAAGCAGTTGATGGAGTGGTAACTAACGGATATGAATTAACCCTATGAAACTGCCTATCGAGGTTCACAACAAATTGATCCCGTTCAAGGGATTCAGTTGGGTAACATGGCTTGCATTCGCATTCACCCGCAAGCCGAAAGACCGACATTTGGACGAGACTACGCGCCGCCATGAAGGAATCCACTGCGCCCAGCAGATCGAACTGGCCGTGCTGTCCGCGGCAATCCTCCTGCCCGTCGCCATCAGCTACTCGTTCGCTTGGTGGGGCTGGGTGCTTACGGTGGTCGGCATTCTCTTCGCCGGATGGATTTGCTACGGCATTTCGTGGCTGATCGAAGTGATTATCCCGCCTTATCCGGGCGCGTACTACTACACCTGCTTCGAGACCGAGGCGTACAACCATGAGGATGATCCGGACTACTTGAAGCGGCGCATACCGTTCTGGGGCTGGATTTCCTGCATCCCGAATCGAAAAGTTAAACACAAAAGATAACTAACCATGAAAACACTTTATCTCTGGGTTTCAGACAAAGGCTGGACACCCTTTCAGTACAATGAACTTTCTGAATTATCCTCCGAATTTGAGGCGCGCAATATCAAACTGGGCTACGGGTGCGAACTGGGCGACGGGTGCGAACTGGGCTACGGGTGCAAACTGGGCGACGGGTGCAAACTGGGCTACAGGTGCAAACTGGGCGACAGGTGCGAACTGGGCTACGGGTGCGAACTGGGCGACGGGTGCGAACTGGGCTACGGGTGCAAACTGGGCGACGGGTGCGAACTGGGCTACGGGTGCAAACTGGGCGACTGGTGCGAACTGGGCTACGGGTGCAAACTGGGCGACGGGTGCAAACTGGGCTACAGGTGCAAACTGGGCGACAGGTGCGAACTGGGCTACGGGTGCGAACTGGGCGACGGGTGCGAACTGGGCTACGGGTGCAAACTGGGCGACGGGTGCAAACTGGGCTACGGGTGCAAACTGGGCGACGGGTGCGAACTGGGCGACGGGTGCGAACTGGGCGACGGGTGCGATGTTCCTAAATCGCTATTTATCAGCGCATCTCGTCATACAGTATCCTATTGGGGTGAGGATGTTATTCAAATAGGCTGCAAACGCTACACCATTTCCGAGTGGCAGAAGCATTTCCGAAAAATTGGCGAGGCCGAAGGCTATAGTCCCGAGCAGATGGAGGAATACAAAGGGTATATAGACCTGATCGCTGCAATGCACAAGACGTGGGCGTTACACTAAAACATCCTAACCATGAAAAGCGAAAAAGCAAGGGAATTTATCGACGGGTGCATAAACAACCTTACAGTTGATATGCCTGACCACGTTGAAAGGCGGTTGAGATTGGCAATGACCCACACAGCCGAGCTTGCCGAGCAGGAAGCCGAGGAGCGGATGCGGGCGAAAGCGATTGAGGCGTATTGCCAAGATTGCGGTTGTAGGGTAGAAAATGAATGTGGGATAGATTCGGATAGTTGTATAGCATTCCGAACTTTCATCCAAAAACTGAGCGAGAAATGAAAACGACTGAGGAAAGAGCAAAAGAATACGCGCATCAATACCGACGAGATGTACATGACTTAAAAGGTGAACGAGCCGATGCGGCCTTTGCGGCATATTGTCAGGGTGCCGAGGATAAGCATAAAGAGCTTACCCGCTGGCACGACCCGAAAGAGGAATTGCCGGATGGCAATCGAGATGTTTTAATTAAAACAACGTTATGCACAAAATACCGCATAGCCTTCTACAAGGCAAATGAGACGCGGAATTATCATTGGCACGAGAACAATGGAGCTATTGACGATGATATGGTTATCGGCTGGCGGGAAATTCACGAATAAGACAGAGCTATGAAAACAGAGAAAACAGCGGCCGAAAGGCGCGAGGAATTGGCGACCCTCTTGTTTTGCCAAAGTTATCTATACTATCACGATATGCTGTCCTCGGCCGAATCTAAGAGGGTATGTAAAAGGATATCGGCCTTTCAGGATAAGCACCGAATCGCTATCACGCGGGAGCAGATCGACAGTGTGGAAATTAAATACCAAGATGAACTATGAAAGGATACAGAATCAAAGTAGTGGCGCAGATAACCATTAACGTCACCAAAGAGGAGTTCGACGAGGACGATTCCGTAGGAATAGGATTCAACAAATTTAATGCGGTAATGTATGCGAAAGGATGCCTTGTCGAACGGATACGGAATAACCCCAATGTGGGGAGTGTGAAGGTTGAGGAATTCGAATACGATGACGAGCCATGACAAAAGCATCATTTAACACAATAGGCGGACTGTTGATCGCCTTTGTTGCGGGAAACTTAGCGCAACACGACTACTCGGTGGCGGATTGGTGGAGGTTTGCGCTGCACGTTATTTTTACTGTTGCGGGAATTTGGATGTTCAGCAACGGATATAGCAATTTGCCGAAAAAATAAAACAATGACACCAAAGGAGCTATACGACTGGGCGGTCGAGAGCGGCTGCGAGAATTACGACATAAAAAATACGTGCGTTCATTGATGGCTGGGGTGACATTGCTTCCGATATTGAGGAGCTTGGAATTGTCAAAAAAGAACGACCTAAAATGATTATAATTGACATAAATAACCAATGAAACGAGAACTCACACTGGCCAACATTGCGGGGTACCTGCCGCATGGGTTGAAAGTTATATACAAGAATGCGAGGCATTACGGTGTGTTTGATATTGAGATAGGCAAGCGTCGTACGTCGGACGGCCTTTGTTATTATCTGGAGGAAAACGAATTGCCCGTCCTCCGGCCGATGTCCGACCTGTGCGAGGAGATCACCGAGCAGGGCTATAACGAGGGAAAGCCGTTTGTGCCAATTGTGACTATGGCAAAAGTCGCCTACAAGGGTGTAGGAGATTGGGGGCATCCCATATATTCAGGAGAAGTTTATCAGTGTTCTTGTAACGGCATTTTCTATGGATTCGATCTGGCCGATGGCTCCTTTGTAGTCTGCGATCAGACTGGGTTTCCTGTGTTTTCCCCTAAGCAACGTGATCTTTTCGACCTTCTCCACCGCCTGCATTTCGACCACCGCGGTCTGATCGACGCCGGGCTGGCCGTAAGCGTTCACGATTTACCCACAAACCCGTATGAGTGATGAAAACCAACAGACCGATAAACGACTGTTATTGCTATAACTGCCGGAAATACGAGCAGTGCCGGGACGAAGGAATGTTTGACGAGGGACGGGACATCATTGACTTCTGCGTGGACTATGAGGATGTGAGCTATCCCGATGACGATAACGACGAAAATGATTAAGTCATTAAAACCAAACTACTGTGGAAGAGAAGATGAACCACACAAAACCTAAAGGCGGCTATGTGTTTATGACGTATGACGAATTTCAAGCCCTTGCCGAGGTAATTGCAATGGCAGAGGGAGGGGTTGAATCGGCAGACGAAGATTTCGCTAAATACATGCGCAAGCATGTGCGAAACGCGAACAAATTGATGGTAAAATTCAACACGAGAAAGAAAAAATGAAAACAGGAATTGAGATGATCGCAGAAAGGGAAAGCAAGATATTCACGGCAAATGGAATGTCACGCGAGGAACTGAGACTGAATTACAATGCGGCCTGCAACGCCTATCTGGCTGCTTTTTGCGAGAAGCACGGCTACGATTATGAGCCGGCTGCGTGGACAGGTAACGACCCCGGAGGAATTGCAGAGGTCGGCGATCTATTCGTGAGCATGGCCGATATGCTGACGGACATCGACCGAGACGCTCCGAAGGAGGAATACATCAAGTACTACGACTACTGTATGCGTGTCGGAGGGATTTGTGACGGCAAACTGAACACCCCGAATTACGACAGCTGGCTGCGGGGATGCCCGCGGATGGACGAGGAGCAAATAGCTCGGCTGGAGGAATTGCAACGGGATGTGCGTAGTGCAGAGATGAATTTGAAGGTCGAGATCGACAGAATTAACAACCTCAAACAAGAATAGTTATGCGAGAGAGTAAATTCAGAGGCAAGCGTATAGATAACGACAAGTGGGTTTATGGAGACCTGATTCATTGCTACGGCGCAGACGCAGGCCGGATATTTATCAAGACCTTTACAGGATTATATGAAGTTGATCCCACTACCGTCGGCGAGTATATTGGGCTGAAAGACAATAACGGCACGGATGTTTGGGAGGGAGATATAGTAGAATGGGAAAATCTCATGAAAATCAATAGGCGTAGCGTAATTGCCTATCGAGATCGGATGTTCTGTTTTGTAGATGCGAACAATGAACCTGAGGAAATTTGGTGTTGTTCATTTACGAAAATAGGTAATATCCACGACACCCCGGAATTACTTAAAACTGAATAACCATGCAGAAGATAATGTTTAACGACCGCTACGGACTGACGAATGCGGTCATCGAGGGGCGAAAGACCATGACGCGACGGTTGATTCCTGATGAGTTCTTCGGACTTACGTGGGACACGAGAGGCAACACCTTGGTTTATGAAAACGAATACGGGGATTTTATTGATGTCAGGCACTCGAAGTATACCCGCTATAAGCTCGGCGAAGTCGTGGCCGTGTCGCAATGCTACAACGATGTGGTGCAGGAATTTACGGATTTGGCGTTTGTGCCCGGAAGTACTAACAAAATGTTCGTCCGTGCTGACCTGATGCCTCACCAAATCCGCATCACGGGAATCCGTTGCGAGCGGTTGCAGGATATTTCGGACGAGGATTGCGTAAAGGAAGGAGTGCGTGTAGGTTCGCAAGCATTAGAATACCCATACTATTTTATAGACACAAAACAATTTTTGATCTGTGATTATAAATCACCCAGGCGAGCCTTCGCCGCACTAATCGACAAGGTGTCCGGCCGTGGAACGTGGGATCGGAACCCGTGGGTGGTGGTTTACGAATTTGAATTGGTGAAATAGTATGAAATTTACAACCCCATGCTTTGTCCGTGTCGAGGATGCGGAAAAGCGAAAGGAGCTGACCGAATGGCTGAAGGGAATCGGGTATTACGTATGCTCCTGCTGCCTATTTGACGGCTGTAACACCCTGCATTGCAGAGGGATTGATCGGCTTAAAATCGCTTACGAGGTGCACGGGATCTGCGACTACGACGAGGAGACCCGATACAGCATCGGTCAGTTTAAGGCCGAAAATGCCGAGAGTCGCAATCCGAGTTACGACTGCGGTGAGAATGTCGAGCTGTTCAAGGCGTTGGCAGCGATGAACGACGAGAACGACCGCGAGCAGTGGTTTATCGCGGAGGAAGCGAAGGCATGGGTAAACCAAGGGCTGTATGCACCCATTGGGAGCTTCGAAAAATGCTTGCTGGAGCATCGGGTCGGTATCCCCGCCCGTAAGGCCACGGTTGAGGAGATTATCGAACATTTCAAAAAGAGGGAGAAATGATACGAGCAAGATTCTATATCAAATTCAAAGATTGCGGTAACGATTATCGGCCAGTTAAATGGCCGATCAAGTATCCGTATTGGTGTACGGGCGAAAGCGTCGACGCTTTCGTTATTGTCGCCTATGCCGAAAATGTCGAGCAAATAAAGGGGCTATGGCCGGAGGCTTATATGATCGAATGCGAGGAAGTGAATGAAATAACCTTCACTACAAGATTCCCAAAACCGAAGTGGTACAATTCGAGTTCGAATTGTTGAAATAGCGAGATTCTCGCAAAATCTCGAAAAACTGAAATAACTATGGATATTCTACCCCACACGACGGTATCACGAACGAGAAGATTTGCAAGGCGCAGATCGAAGCCGTCGAGAAGAAACAGAACGAATATAAACTGATCGGTCGGCTGACGAAGATTCCCGGCCACACCCTCTACAAGTTTAACACGACTACTCGGGAAGCCTCTAAAGTGGAAATGCGAGCTGATATAACACGCCAATACGATCCAGACACAGATACGGTTGTACGGCATATCAAATCGAATGTGAAAGTCGAAAAAAACTGTTACTACGAACAGGCGTTGAACATGAAGAACTTTATCAAACGGTTGCGCCGTCGGGGGGTCATTGGGGCTGACGAGAGTGTGAAAATTATAAAATGAGATAGCTATGAGAGAATTTGACTTATCGGCCGCCAAAGCAGGGGCGCCGGTGTGCACGAGGGACGGGGAGGAAGTGCGGATTATATGTTTTGATCGTATTTGCACCATATTCCCAATCATAGGATTACGCAGAAATGTCGACAACGAGGAATATGTTGTAACGTTCACGACTGATGGCCGCAAATTTTTCACGAGTAAGGATGGTGGAGATTTGATGATGCGCGACGACGACTACGCCGAGAAGCTGGCGCGGGGAGAGTACGGGAATCACATCCACGAAGCCACCGAAAAGGTTGATCCAACTATTAAGGAAAACTTAACAGTTGACCGGGAGTACTGGCGGAGGGTGTATGCCGGATATGTATTGGCGGGGTCGTGCGCTAGAGTAAGTCGGCTGTCTGCCGAAGGTGTCAAATTTGCTATCGCCCTCGCCGATGCCCTCCTTGAAGAGCTGGAGAAAACGGAGAAGAAATTATGAAAAAGCAATATAATGAAAGGCCTACAACCATAATAGTTTGGCTGGTCGTAATACTGGCAATAATAGTTATGATCGCCTTTACCGGAATCAAGCCGGCAATGTAAAGGGCTCCCTGATCCGGAGCCCTTTGCGTTTGTGGCGCTCTCAAGCCCCACCTTTGACACATCACTCCAAAGGTAGCAACTTATTTCGATTAAAGCAAATGGGGAGAAGGGCGGAAGGGCGGCCAACTATCGCCGACTATACGGTATGGACAAATGAACTGAGCCGGGAAGAACTGATGATAATTATACATGGCATATGCAATCATCGGATCAACCAAGCGAAGAGGAAGCTCCAGTTTTTGCGGGCGCAGCGCGACAGGCGCCGAGCCACGCGGGGTAAATACAGGGAACCGAATCCGCCTATTTCGTGGCGGAGGTTTAAAACAAAGGAAAGAGATCATATTGACGGACGGCAACAGGAGTTGCCATTTTAAATAATTAGGTGGATATGGAACAAGATATTTATGAAGAATTAAAGAGTATAAAGCAGTATCTATTGTTGGGAGCTAAAAGCGCCTTAAATATGGATGATGCAGCTTTACTTACCGGGTTGTCAAAATCTCGCTTATATTGTCTCGTCAGTAAAAAACAAGTTCCTCATTATAAAAAAGGCAAATCAACCTACTTTAACAAAAAAGAATTAGAAAACTGGATGCTTCAAATTAGAGTGTCTACGGATGAGGAGGTAGAGCAACAAGCTGCACAATATGTATATAATAAAAATTGA